TGGCCTAAGTGAGTGAGTGCTTACTAACCAATGAGGCGCGCCCTCCTAAGTGAGTGAGTGCTCATTAACCTATGAGGCGCATTGGCCTAAGTGAGTGAGTGCTTACTAACCAATGAGGCGCGCCCTCCTAAGTGAGTGAGTGCTCATTAACCTATGAGGCGCATTGGCCTAAGTGAGTGAGTGCTTACTAACCTATGTGGCCACCTAGGCAGCGTTCCGCATTGTGAGATACATTACCACCATGTGCAATAGGGGGCTTTTTCTATTAGGGTATACACCTATTTGGGTCCCGTGGGGCGAGGAGGGGGCGGGGGCCCCACAAAGATCGAGTTTGTATAACTCCCCAACTTTGGCAAAAAGTCGATTTCCTAAAATTTTTTTTTTAATAAAATCAAGCACTTAGACAAAGTGCAAGGGAACAAACAAGAATGATTCTCATTGCCGCTATATGAATCAATGACTTACAGCAAAAGTGCAAGGGTTGGGAGGGTTGTAGACCCTTTTTATTCTTTTTTAAAAAAATTTAAAAAAATAGATTTATCTTGGAGTAACTGGTAATTAAGCCTCGCAACCCTCCCAACCCTTGCACTTGTATGCAAAAATACCAGACAAGTTAAGTAAAAGGACGGAAATCATGGTATTTGTGCATTATTGTTTGTATGAGCAAATATGTTTACCAAATTCAAGGTGCGCTGCAAAGCCCGATGGGGAAGTTCCTTGGCCTTCGATGTTTGGTATGCAACGTGGATTTTTTAGATATGGTCGATGTGCCTGTAGAGATATTAGACAATAACACTACCAAGTACATACAGTTTCGTTTAAGCATTACCGCGGAGGCATTGGACATCCAACGCCTACCTGTTGAAATACAAAATAGGATACGAGTGCCGTTAGGGCGCTGGCTGGACCGTTGGGTCCTAGAAAACTTTTATGGCAATACTCAGCACGGAAAAAGTATTAACCCTTGACTGGTGGAAACCGGCCAGCAAATTAGTAGTGGGTGATTATGTGTTTGATAAGGACGGTAAGATTGTCCGAGTTAAACTCGTTCAGCAATATCATTCCGAGCAATGTGTTAGGGTAATCTTTAATGATCACCTATCTATAGCTGGTGACACCAAACTTAACTTCATGGTAGAAGACCTCAAGTACCGCAATCGGGTGCATGAGTACCTAGGGCATTTTAAATTTAAACGCCCACTAAAGCAAAAATCTGCTGAGGACATGGCAACTACCCCACTTAGGGATAAGCGATCTCGTTTGGTGTACTCAGTACCAACTACCCGTCCCTTAGAACTACCCCACCAAACCCTACCTGTGCCGCCATTCATTTTTGGTTTTTGGTTTTTTAATAAAAAACCGGGTGGCCGCCTCAGTGCCCCAACAAAATACCACGATGAGATCCTTGCCCGCTTCAAAGACTATGGGTATAAGGTAAACCTTGGCAAAAAACTAACTGGCGGCCGTAAAGAATTTACTGTAACGCCCAGCATTGAGTCCCAACTTGCGCCCAACATTCCTAACAAGGTGACAAACAACTACCTGCTTTCCAGTCCAGAACAACGATTAGAGTTGTTGCAGGGAATTATGGTAGCTAAGTCTGCGCAGTACAACGAAAGAGAAGATAAGTTTCGGTTTTCATCACAGCATCTACCCACACTTTTAAGAATTCAGTTGCTTGTAGAGTCTCTTGGCTCTAAAACACGCATAGAAACTGCGCAAACTATTAATTCTTATAGGCTTTTCTTTAAATCTCGACTGCAATTGGTCAGTAATCAGGTATCTCCTCCTATTAAAGTGCATTTAGGGCGCCGATACATTACAAAAATTAAGCCAATTGCGCCACAAATGTGTGTTTACGTAGAAACAACATCCAAAGATAGTACTATCTTAGTAGGAGAAGGCTTTATCCCATGTCGTTAACCCCACAAAATGAATTAGTACTCAAGAAATTTATTGAGTCTAAAAAACATTGGCCCAAACCCATGCTTGACCTGATGACTTGGCAGGCAAAATGGAAGTTGCAGGCCCTTGAACACCAAAAAGAGCCGGCAGACAACGAGTATGATACGTTTCTTATGTTGGCTGGTCGAGGATCAGGGAAGACGCATACGGCTAGTAATTGGATTGGCATTCGTGCTGCTACTTTTGACAATACGCGATGGTTGGTCACAGCCCCTACCTCAAATGATATTAGGGCAACTTGTTTTGAAGGAGACTCCGGACTTATTAATATCATCCCCGCGTCACTTATTCGAGACTACAACAAGTCCCTCTTTGAAATTACGCTCATCAATGGATCTATCATCCAAGGCATCCCCGCCTCCGAGCCAGAACGCTACCGCGGTAAGCAATATCATGGAGCTTGGTTTGACGAGCTGTGTGCGTTTGATTACATCGACGAAGCCTACGATGGAGTACAGTTTACCCTCCGTCTTAAAGACCCCAGAATCCCTAGGGTGCAGCAGATTATTACCACCACTCCAAAACCTAAAGAGCTCATCGTTGATCTTAACGAGGGAAAAGTTGGTGGTGATGTTTACGTAGCCAATGCCTCATCGTATGACAACCGGGCCAACCTCTCAGAGACGTTCTTTAAACAGCTTGAGACGTATGATGGCACCGACATTGGTAGGCAAGAGATTTATGGTGAAATCCTTGACCCAGAAGCCACTGGTATTATCAAACGCAAGATGTTCCGCCAATGGCCGGCCAATAAGCCAACACCAACCTTAGAGTATGTGATTGCCTCATACGATCCAGCGACCTCAGAAAAAACCATGAACGATCCAACAGCTTGCACAGTGTGGGGTGTGTTTGATAGAGAAGACGCTGGCACCTGTGTCATCTTGCTAGACGCATGGGACGCCCACCTGTCATACCCAGAGTTGCGTAAGAAAGTCATCGCCGATTTTAAAGAAGTGGTCTACGGCGCTGACAATGACTTTGGTAAAGGCAAAAAGGCAGACCTTATCCTAATGGAAGACAAATCAGCGGGTATCTCACTGATCCAAGAACTGCAAGGTGCCAATGTGCCGGTCAGGGGGTATAACCCCGGACGGGCCGATAAGGTGCAACGTCTAAACATTGTGGCCCCACTGGTTGCCAAGGGCAAGGTGTTCATACCAGAGGACGCTACCCAAAAAGGTGAGTTTGCAGATTGGTCCAAAAGGTTCCTTCGTCAGGTATGTTCGTTTCCTGAGGCTGGGGGCCATGATGACTATGTGGATTCCCTATCCCAAGCCTTGCGTGTACTGCGTGATTCAGGCTGGTTACAGCTAGATCCCCTGCCCGCCCGCGATTATGACTACGCAGACGACGATTATGCCAAGAAGTTTAACAACCCCTACAGCCAATAAGGGCGGATTACCCCACTTTATTGCATTATTGTAATTAGGTACAGATGTTCTTACCCCCAAATTCCAATATGCAAGAGATAGTACAATAATGCATCTTCTCATTCAAAATATTTAAAAATAACTTATGGCAAATCCACAATTACCTATCCAAAATGGCGCCAACTTGCCCGGACTTGATGATTATCAAGATCCACAGGAAGCAAACGAGCAAGATGAAGCCATGGATTACTATGAAGAGTCACTTGGGTTAGATCCTGATGACGCTGAACAAGAAGTAATTGAATTAGAAGATGGCTCTGTAGTTGTAAATTTTATTCCAACAAAAAGCCCAAAAGAAGCGCCAGAGTTTTATGAAAACTTGGCAGAAGTATTTGACGAGAGCACACTGCAGTCTCTTGCATCTGAGTATTTAGATTTAATTGACGTTGATAAAGAGTCACGTAAGCAACGTGATAAACAGTACGAAGAAGGTTTGCGTCGTACTGGCTTAGGCAAAGACGCGCCCGGTGGTGCCACGTTTGATGGTGCCTCTAAAGTTGTACACCCAGTCATGGCAGAAGCCTGCGTAGACTTTGCAGCATCTGCATCCAAAGAATTACTTCCCCCTGATGGTATTGTTAAGTCAAACATCAAGGGTAACGCTGACAGAGAAAAAGAAGATACAGCCGCACGTAAGGTTGACTTTATTAACTGGCAGTTAACAGAACAAGTACCAGAATACCGAGACGAGATGGAGCAGTTGCTGACCCAACTACCTCTCGGCGGTTCCCAATTCCTTAAGTGGCGTTTTGACTCAGAGCAAAAGCGTCCTACTTGCGAATGGGTGGCCATCGACAACATTTATCTTCCGTACGCATCTACCAACTTCTATACATCACCACGTGTAACTGAAGTTCAAGACATTACCGAAGACACATTCTTACAGCGCGTTGAAGCTGGTATCTATCGCGACATCGATACCAATTACAGTTCTGATGCACCATTAACAGAACAAACCCGCGCCCAAGAAGCCAACGACAAAATCGAAGG